TTGCGGGCATCGCATTTTCCGTATAATATCCTGCCTCGATGTGCTGATAGCTTTCCGCATAGGAAACGGCGGCAGTGATGAACCTTTCAATCAGTCCATCATCCACCGAATGCTCCAGTATCAGATTCTCCTTAACTTTCGTAAGAAGTTCGCTCATCACTGCCACCTCCCATCTTAGACAGTAGCCATAGTGAGCAGTTTTACTGCTTCAGCAAGTACCAGCTTACCGTCCACACGCTCCTTGGCAACAAAACCGACCATACCGTTTCCGGCGAAGAGTTCCTTGAGTTCCGCAAAAGAACGGGTACCACGGTCACCGATGTTGTAGTAGCTGTAGTCACCGAAAGCAATGGCAGGCATTCCCGCAGTGATTACAGGGAAATAAGGAGAAGTGTATACCTCATAACCCAAGAGTCTGCCGGGTTCTCCCGCCTGTACGGAATCCTGCCAGAGGTAACGGCCGTTCTTGTCAGTCAGCTTACGGATAGCTGCCAAAGTCTGGTCGTTGCAGATAAACTTGGCGTTCTTACGGTAAGGACGCTTGAGGGAGTACACAAGGTCGATGATTTCATCGGCAGTGATTTCCGTTGCAGATGCAGCAGTCACACCAATTTCAGCACCGCCATCGGTAGCAAGCAGACCCAAAGGCTGACCAGTACCGGTACCGTTGAGGAATGCGTCCTCTTCTGCATTTGCAAGAGCCTTGGAGAACTGACGGATGATGTAATTCTCAAGACCGAAAGCGTTGTCATACAGAAGTTCCTCGGTCACCTTAACGGCAACATGGAGTTTGTGAGCATCCAGGTTAATCTGGGCGAATTTTGCATCACCCCAGGTGAGTTCCTCACCCTCGTCAATCCACGCAGCCGCAGGCTTAGTGGCAGCGATGTTGATTTTACGCTCACCGCTTGTAGTGATGGTGTGGCCCAGCTTACGGAAGATGTTCTCTTCCTCCAATGCCTCAATCAAACGAGTGTCATACTCTTCGGGTACAAGGTAACCGCCGTCAGCATCCACGCCCTCCTGGAGAACATTGGACACATTACGGAAGTTTGTACGGAGAGCCTTGAGCATACCGTCCTTGTAGGCATCAGAAGCACGTCCAGTCTTTGCCTTCTGACCGTCCATAGCCTTGCCGTTCATAGGCTTTTCAGTGATAGGAGCAGAGGTAGGTTTGGAAAGCTGTGCATCCATAGCTGCCATAGCCTCCATACGCTCAATTTCAGCACCGAAGTCCTGAACCTTCTTCTCCATCTGTGCATAGGTCTTTGCATCCTCATCGGAAAGCAGACCGTCCTTGTCGCGCTTGGTTTCCACAAATGCCTTTGCGGCCTCCCAAGCCTGGTTACGCTTTTCGCGCAGTTCGTTGATAGTCATAATAAATTACCTCCAATTTTTGATAAGATTTAGCCTGTCCATAAGGTCATCGGCTTTGGTTTTTCGGGTTGGTTCGGATTTGATTGCACACTTGGCGGCAACCTTATCCATCAGTGAATTGACCACATTTGCTTTGGAATAAAGCATGGATACCTGTGGCACATCCACTTCGTCCGTGGCAGTTCTTTGCATGATTTCATCAGCAAAGCCAAGTTCCACGGCCTTGTTTGCGTCCATCCATGTTTCCGCATCCATAAGGTGGGACAGCTTTGTACGGGACAAGCCTGTCTTAATCTCATAGGCATTGATGATGGAATCCTTAACGCTTGAGAGCATATCGATGGCTTTCTGCATTTCCGCAGAATCACCGAATGCAACCGTCATAGGATTGTGAATCATCATCATGGACACAGGGGACATCAGCACTTTCGTTCCTGCCATTGCAATCACGGATGCTGCGGAGGCTGCAATGCCGTCAATTTTGACCGTGACATTGCCCTTGTAATCCATCAGCATATTGTAGATCTGGGCAGCCGCCACGCAGTCGCCGCCGGGACTGTTAATCCACACGGTAATATCGCCGGAGCCTGCCATCAGTTCATCCTTGAAAAGCTGTGGAGTGACGTCATCGTCAAACCAGCTTTCTTCTGCGATTGTTCCGTTCAGAAACAGTGTCCTCGCCTCCGGCATCGTTTCCGTCTGTGCCTGGTTCTTCCACTTCCAGAACTTCTTCATCGGAATTTTCCTCCTTTCCGTCATTGTCGGTTGTATTTGCAAAAGCACCCGCATCTTTCAGAGGGAGCATATTGCCGTTGATAAGGTAAAGGTCGCCACCTTCTTCCGCAGGGATACGGTCGAGGTTTTCCAGTTCACGGATGTCATTTGCACTCATCCAACCGTTCTGGCGACCAATGGCGTAGCCGTTCATACGGCTTTGGTAATCGCCACGGAGCAGACCCTCAAGGTTGAATTTCACGAAATAATCCTTCTTTTCCGTGAGAGATAAAAGCGCCCTCTGAATGGACTGCTCCCAACGGATAACCCACGGGTCAAGGGTGTACTTCACAAACTCAAGGGATTGCTGCTCTATATTAGAAAAGCTCGACTTCTCAAGGTCCCCCACCATATGGGGAGGAACTCTGAAAATTCGAGCAATTTCATTAATTTGGAACTTCCTTGTTTCAAGGAACTGTGCCTGCTCCGGAGAAATGGAAATCGGTGTGTACTTCATTCCTTCTTCGAGGACAGCCACTTTATTGGAGTTGGAACTGCCGCCAAAGGCAGCCTGCCAGCTTTCTCTGACCCTCTGCGAGTCTTTGATGGTGCTTGGGTGTTCCAATACACCACCCGGTGTTGCACCGTTAGCAAAGAACTTGGCACCGTATTCCTCGCAGGCAATCGCCATGCCGATGGCGTTCTTTGCCATAGCAATGGGACTGTAGCCTACAAGACCATCAAACCCAAGACCGGGGATATGAAGCACATCGGAAGGCTGCAGGGTTACTGCAAATTCCTTATTTTTAATAGCTTCATCGGGGCCACGGTAATAGGTGTAATAGAGATGTCCGTTTTCATCCCTGTCCACACTCATCTTGTTTGGCATCAAAGGGTAAAGTGCCACCACCTCGTTTTTGCCGTTACGGATAACCTGTGCGTAGGCGTTACCCCACAGGAGCAGATGGGTCATGAGTGTCTCTCGGAACACGAAAGAACTCATTTCCGGATTCGGCTCATCATGGAGCAGTCGGTAAAGCGGATGGTCGATGGCTTTTTCCTTGCCGCCGTCATCGTTATATTTGTAAAGATGCAAAGGCAAGCCTGCCACTGCTTCTGCAAGGATACGGACACAGGAATACACTGCCGTCATCTGCATAGCAGAACGCTCGGTTACTGCCTTGCCGGACGTCGTACCGCCCATGTAAAAGGTGTAGGCGCTGCCCGCCGTTCTGTTTTCGGGCTTATCTCTGGACTTAAACATTCCCGTAAAAATACCCATATCAAATCACGCTCCTTCCTAAATAAACAAAATGCCACGGTCATCGTAAACCGAAGCACTGTTGGTGTTGCCACAGCGGATTGCACGGTCGAGTGCCATAATCGTTGCAACGGCACCGTCAATCTTTTCTGTGGATTTGGCTTTGTCTGCTTTGATGTTTCCGGCAGGGTCAGTCTTGATGTAGATGTTATCCATCATCCACCTAAGAACCGGATGCCCGCCGTGAGCCAGTTTTTTCTCCATCGCAAGTTTCATCAGTTCCTTGGTCGGAGGGGACATATCTTTATAGCCCTGTCCGAAAGGCACTACCGTGAATCCCATGCCCTCAAGGTTCTGCACCATTTGAACAGCACCCCAACGGTCATAGGCGATTTCACGGATGTTGTATTTCTCACCCAGGGACTCGATGAATTTCTCGATGTATCCGTAATGGACTACATTGCCCTCGGTAGTCATAAGCAAGTCCTGTCGTTCCCAAATGTCATACGGCACATGGTCACGGCGGACACGCAGGTCGATGTTATCTTCCGGTATCCAGAAATACGGCAGAATGATATATTTATCATCCTCGTCTTCCGGTGGGAATACCAACACGAATGCCGTAATATCCATAGTGCTTGAAAGGTCAAGTCCACCGTAACAGACACGGCCTTCCAATTCGGATTTGTCGGTAGGAAATGCACAGGCATCCCACACCGCCATCGGCATCCAACGGACAGCCTGCTTTACCCACTGATTCAACCTTAACTGACGGAAAGCGTTCTCTTCGCCTGGGTTCTGCTTTGCCTGCTCACAGGCTTGCTGCACCTTATCGATACCGACCGTCACACCAAGAGATGGATTTGCTTTCTTCCATACTTCTGGGTCAGTCCAGTCATCATCGTCCTTTGCACCGTAAATCACAGGGTAGAAGGTAGGGTCAACTTTACGACCCTCAATAATATCCTTTGCTTTCTGATGGATTTCGTAGCAAATGGACTGTGTATCATTTCCCGCAGTGGTGATTAGGAAATATAACGGCTGCATTCTTGCATCGCCGGAACCCTTGGTCATAACATCAAACAGTTTTCTGTTCGGTTGGGTATGCAGCTCATCAAAAATGACGCCGTGGGTATTGAAACCATGCTTGTTTGCCACATCTGCCGACAAGGCCTTGTACTTACTGCCTGTGGGATTGTAGGTCATGGTCTTTTGGCTTGCCTGGATGGTCATTTTATTCTTCAGCAAAGGACTTCGCCGTACCATTTCCAAAGCCACATCAAATACGATTCGTGCCTGGTCTTTATCCGCAGCACAGCCATAAACTTCTGCACCGGGTTCAAAATCAGCACAGAGCAGATACAGTGCCACCGCCGCTGCCAGTTCTGACTTGCCCTGTTTTTTGGGTATTTCAATGTAGGCAGTGTTGAACTGCCTATATCCGTTTGGTTTCAAAATGCCGAAAATGTCACGGATAATCTGCTCCTGCCAGTCAATCAGTTCAAATGGTTTTCCATCCCATGTGCCTTTGGTGTGACAGCAGAATTTTTCGATAAAGCATACTGCATGGTCGGCGGCATCCTTATCGTAGTAGCTGCCCTCCGCCATAAAGCGGGTTGGTTTGTAGTTTTTCAGTTTTCGCAAATGCCGTCACCTCCTCAAAAATGGCATAAAAAATAGCCGCCACCATAATCGGTGCGACCGTCATATACGAGGAACAGAGCCTCACGGCTCCGTCCTGCCTTTACAGGATTTTTTAATTGTGTTCGTTCAGCAAAATGCAAAGGGCAAGGTTTGCTTCTTTGGTTGCAGGCTCTACATCCCAACCTCTGTCGTAGTCGGCAATAATCTCGCCATCGAGTTTCAGCATCAGCTTACTGATTTTACCGCCGTTGATGCCGAATCGGCTGCCTTCCTCATAAACCTTAATCCAGTAGTGGACTGCCTTGTAACCGCCGTCCGGCTTTGGAATGCCGATTGTTCCTTCTTTCCACATAGTCAGTCCTCCATTTCGCCTGTCAGAATGAAGTGGGTGTATTCCTTTCGGTGTTCCTCCAGATACACCACCAATTCGTAAAAATGCATCTCGTTGGCAATATACTGTACCATCGGCACATCAAACATATTGGTTCGTCCGGTTGCTCGGATGGCGAGTATCTGTTCCTTGATTTTATTCATCGGTGCAGACCTCCTTGCCCATAAGCAGTTCCGTATAAATCTTGGTGTAGCGTTCACACTCGCTGCCCTCGGAACCCGCAATGGCTCTAAGGTAGAAGTCGGCAGCCTCTTTTCTGCTGTCCCAAACTTCTGTCTGACCGTAGCAGGTAATCTTCACGGCATCCAGTTTTCGACAAATATCGACACCGTACACCACATTCAAGCCGGAGCCTGTATCCCATCTGACCATGATGGATGCGGTATCATCCACCCCTCGAACCGTACCCTTTGTACCAACGGGTGGTGCCTGCACATCTTCCATCTGCACCAGTTCCACACGGCATCCTACAGGGTAGGCTTTGCGTACACGCTCCACTGTTTCTTTATTCGGAAATCTCATGCTTGGCACCTCCTTTGAAAGCACTGCTGCCGGAAAGGTTACGGAGCAGGATTTTTCGCTCGGTCTTGTATTCGTTTCCGATAAAGCCGAGGCGGAGGAGAAAACAGCGGAATGCGTATTTCTCGTTGTCCACCGCTTTTTCCGTGGCGCTGATGCGTTTCTGATTTTTACTCATTTCGCAAAGGGCAGCAATGAGGTGGCTGTAAGCCTTGACCTCATCGGCATCCAATCCATCTTCGAACCAAGGGAAGGAAATCCTGTCCTCGCCGATTTCGATTGGTGTTGCCGGGATGCCAAGCGCCTTCTTAATAAGACCGCCCTTGGCATCCAGAAGGTTTGTAAGGTTACCGACCGCAACCTTATCAAGGGGAATCGCCACCGTAAGCCCCACTGTTTCGCCCTGTGGCTCGTTTTCGGCGGGGGTAAGGTAATCCGGCGGGCAATCTTCCATCGGCTCTTCTTCGGAAATTACAGGCTCCTGCTGTTTGCTGTCATACTCTGAGATGTCGCTTTCAAACCCCTCATCGTAAAGATGCTCCAGAAGTCTTTCAATGACCTCACTGTCTGCCATATCGTCAAACAGCAGGTTGCCTTCCTTGTCGATTGTGAAGTAGTCCACTTCGTATGCGCAGGTGGGAACTCCCTTGTACCTGCAGTCTGCCTCAAGCCATTTAGCTATGGTCTGTGCCAGTTCCTTTCGTTTTTTACCAGGAACATTGTAATGAATTCTCATTGTGAGTACCTCGTATAATAAAAAGTAGTAGTTATTAAAGTTCCTCTCCAAGAACTTTGAGAAATCTGCTATACTGTAATGGATACTGTGGATCGGTCATTTCACCTACCGCTTAGACGGTTTCAAGGAGGCTCC